GTAACGGGAGGAGACTACAAGGTCTTCGTTATTGGTTCCCCATACTCAATCCCTGTAGGAGTACAGGACGGAGACTTCGGTTACTTCTTACCTACAGCCCCTACTGCTCTGCCAGACAGGGCACCTATCGTCTATAGGTATAAGGCTGTCGTACCTGTCCTACCAACTGGAGAGGATATTGGCATGTGGCTACCACCTGAGGTGTATGCCGGCACACCAGAAGTATGGGCATACGCTGTGGGCTTTGAGGATCAGTCACAGCTTATTACTCAAGGCTTTGCAATCACCGAAGTCGGTAACGGTCTGGTTACCACATCAGGTGACGGCTTCATCCGAGTCCAAGCTCCATCAGATACTATCATCTTCAGTCAAGCCTTCCTGACCATGCCAACCCTACTGGGGTCCGACAGGTTCTACCTTCGCTGCGACTTGAAGAACAACTATTCTGGATCTGGCGGCTCTGGTTTTGCTCAGGTCGGTATTGTCCAGTCCAATACTGAAGTTAACACCCAGTACGCCTTCGGCAGGTTGCTATCATCAGCTAACTGGAGACCTGAAGTCTGGGAAGAGACTCTAGGAATTTGGCAAAACGCTACCACCTTTGCCACGACCATGAGAAACGGTGGGAACATCAATCCTCCTTTCCCTCCTAGTACACCTCCCGGTATCTACTGGTCATACGAAGTTCTAGGGCAGTCGATAGATAACCTGGTCGATACCACGGTGAACGGCCTTCCCATGGTCAGTATTCGACGAAACGTAGACTCTGCCGTAGCCGGCGATCCTATGACTCTTGAGGTATTCGCTCAAGGAAGGTCGTCTGGAACCATCACCTCGCAAGTCGATGTAAGACAAATTTACCTTATCACCTGGTAGGAGCATATGAGATCTCTTTTCCTTCACAGATACTTTGATAACGAGCAGCCTGTGTCGCTGCAGGTCGTCCTACAGGACGCTGAAGTAACAATTGCTGACCGTGACTCTGGAATCTTGCTAGGCACGCTAGGATGGGCAAATAACAGCCTTGCCGGCGATACCAGCTTCTTACCAGAGTACGAGATCTACGAGATCACCCGTAGATTGATACTTGCTACCACGAGGGTGGCACCTGTATACGTTGAGCCCCCTGAAGAAGAGGAAGAAGAGGGGTAATAACTACCCCCCTGTAGAATCGTCAATTAGAGGCCTTCTAGGCCATATTAAGTTTACCTAGGCTAGGACCTAGGTTTAAGATTGCAAGCGATTTAAAGGGCAATTGTGAGCCTCTGAGAGGCTATTAAGAGTTAATCAATTAGGAGTAATTAACATGAAGGATTTTAAACCACCCTTCCCATATCTTAGACAATCTTCCAAAGGTACTAGAGCTAATAAACTATCCATGGCTGCGCCCATGGCAGCTAGATGGACCTATAGACACAGCCTTTCTTATATAGAGAATCTTAATAGTCTTGTTATATGGATGGACGTTGAGAATTCTAGAAGATGGAAACCTGAGCGTAATCTAAGTACCGGTAAGAATATGACTTACTGCGATGAGGCAGCTGAGGATTTCCTAGATCAATTATTTGGACCTTATAAGGTTCCTTTTGCTGCTTCTGTCTGGTGGACAGACAAATCCCTTGAGTCAATTGAGGCCGGCTCTATACCAGCTATTAGCTGGCCTACCACAGTTAAGAGCAACGGAGCTAAAGGACTTAACGACTGGTTACACGACTGGTCGGAGACCTATGGTTGGCAAGTATTTGAAAACGAAGAAGATTTCTATAACTGGCTTAATAGTCCCGGTAATCATATTGGTGTTATCAGTACTGATGGACATGTAACCATAGCTCTACCTGATAAGGTAAATCCTTTAGTAAAGACTTCGGGAACAATTCCTTTGCAGACTCAGGCAGGCGCTCAAAATCGGCAGTTCTTTAGAAGTAACTCTTGGTACAAGAAGAACAGTTCAGTAATCTTTGTTGGTCGGGACTTTCCCGCTTAAGGAGTTTCCTTTATGTTTTTAATTGCTTCTACTGCAGCTGCTGTAACAACCTCAACGGTTATAGGATTAACCATAACAGAAATAATAACCACCCTTATCTTTATCTGTGGATTCTTTATTTCCATGTATGGGTTCTTACAGTCCTTCAAGAAGGAGTTACATGCCAGCTTAGAGAAGCACGGAGAGACAACTAAGACTGAGATGAGAAGCTTTGAGGAACGTATAGTTGCTCAGATAAGAGAAGAAATAAAGACAAATATAAGTCTAGCGGAAAGTAAACAAGAAGCTCGTTTAGCAGTCCACGAGAATAAGATTGGATTGCATGAAGAAGACCTTAAAGGTCTTAGGGACGTCAAGTATAGGATAACTCAACTAGAGACAGAGATAGAGCGAATAAAAGCTTCTATTGATACCTTAAGTAATTAACCAGCGATAACTATAGAAACAAGAAAGCCACCTCAAGGGTGGCTTTTTTCGTTTGATGATTAAGAGTTGTATATCTAGTTCTTCGGCGCAAAAGCCTTAATAGAATTGGATAGATTCTCAGCTCTGTCCCAGTCTCCCAGATCAAGCTCTAGTTGGTGGTTGCCATAAGAAGCCTTAAGATAATCAAGGCAACTATCAAGCATCTCCTGTCTACAGGAGCCAATAGGATCAACATCATCTAGTTCCAGTAAAGTAGATAGAGCTAATACTAGTACTTCTTCTGGCTGCATATCAGGATAACGTGTCATCATCTCCGTTAAGGCTTTACTAGCTAAAGCTGTCATGAATAGTTCGTAGGTATCGTTTAAAGGCTGGATATTAAGATTCTTTATTGTCATGATGGATTCTCCTATAGGGATGTTAATAATCTTATTATAAGCCGATTAAGCTGCCTTGATGGCTCTGTAATTTTTGGAGTCTATATAACTAAGCGGAACGATTATGTTCTTACTAAAGCCGTGCCCGTTGGAAGCCGCTTTGATACGGAAGCCGGCAATATCTTTCTCAGCAACTAAAGCTTTACAGCTTGCTAAGCTTATAGCAACAGCTGCATAGTTAGAGAACTTGGTATTGGGCTTGATATTATCAAGAAAGATAAACAAGATAACTGTTCTGGGGTTATGGTCGTTATCACCGGCCCAACCTGAAGTAGAAGCTTGTTCATATTCAACAGCAATATCAGGGCCTTGATGCCAGTACTTTGTAGTTCCCTCGCGGCGGACCTTAAAGTCAATTGCTAGAGTACTCTTACCTTCTCGACTAATAAAAGCATCCATACCTTGCTTATTCTCTTCTTTAGTAGCCCATCTAAAGGTAACAGGTTCTTTCCATCCTAAGGTCTCTTGAGCGAATCTAAGAGCATAGGTCTTGCAAAGACCCTTGTGTTGTTCTTCTAAATTAATATTGTCTAACCAGGTGTTGACGGGTATAGCGTTCATGATTATTCTCCTTTGGCGGTTAAAGATTTTGTTGTGTTTAATAGTTCAGCATAAAGGGCTCTTCTTTTAGCTAATAGATAAGACTTACGAAGGTAATCAATTTTAGAGTTCAAACCTCTTATTGTCTCAAGACAATAAAGGCATCCAACTAAGCTGATTATGTTTGTTCCGATTAGTACTAGAGTTAAAACTTCCATGATGAATCTCCTTTTAAGTAATTGATTTAATTAACCATCTATATTTATATTATCACCCCATAGATAAACTTCCTCTGAACTTATGATAAAAAAGATAAAAATAAACAATAAAAAACCCCCAGTAAGTTATTACTGAGGGTTAGTTAGACTCTTTGGTTGGACTCGAACCAACTTCTGATTGCTTGTCTAGTATGTTAAGGGAAAGGAGGAAACCTTAAGAGCATGTTAAACTCGACTACTTACTAGGGCAATCTATTCTTCCAGCATGAACTACAAAGAGAGAAAGCCTCAAGAGAGGCTATAGGGATATTATAGGTTAACTACCAGAAAAGCTTAAGAATTAATCGTTTCTTTCAGAGAAAGCGTGGTAGGCATGGCCGTCGCAGGTTACTACACAGTTGTCTCCGATCACAGCCTTGGAGGTCAGCGGGAACTGAGCCTCATAAGAATCCATCATGCAGTTAGCAGCTAGGGTTGCATACTTCTTAGATACCAGTAATCCATCATGTAAGCTGATCGCTAAGCTCTTTGTCTGTTCGATGAAACGTGCCATAGCTCTGGTAACGATAGTTGATTCAATAGCTTGTAAACGCAAGCCAGCGTTTGTCCCGAAGTACTGAACTAACCACGGGTGTCTTTCAGACACAACTCTTAACCAATCTTCCTTGGTGATCTCAAGGCCAAGTTCTTTGATCTTGTTACCAAGGGTTGTATTGAGCTGGTGCTGTGACTTGCAGTTAATAGCGATAAGGCATAGAAGCTTATTTGTTTCTCTAGAAGTAATCTTCCCAAAGGTATAGGGGTCATAACCTACAGTCTTATTTGACATGGTAGCAAGAATTGAAAGGTGGCAGCTTCTGAAGTCTACTTCTGAGGTTCTCTGGCCGTTGAAGAGAATCTGGCTTCTGGTTTCTTTCTTGAGGTTAGTAACACCACAGTAGTATCTACCACCGGTAGTCAAAGACTTGCTATTGAATACTTGATGGATCGGAAGTAACTGGCTAAGGTTATAGCCCTTATTACCGTTCTTGTATTCCATCTGAGGAAGGAAGGTCACGTTAGGGTCTTGGGTTACTGAAGTAGCAATTGATACTGTTGTGTTGTCGGCAGCTGCCTTGTAAAGCTCGAATAGTCTAGTTGTATTGGCAGGAACTTTATCTCCTTCTACTAAGGAGACTCGACGTCTATTGTCTCTTACAAGAACTACATACTTGTTATCAAGGTTGAATCTAAGCTCATCCTTAGCTACCATCGAGCAGACATAACTATAGATGGGTGATTCATCGTGAAAGCGAACACAAGTAGAGCGACCCTGCTTGAAGCCTTCTCGGGCGTTAAAGCCTTTGATAACTTCGATCTGACCAGACTCTTCTAGGGCGGTGATAAGCTTCTTAATAGCGGTATAGGACATCTTGCTATTGGTATAGGAAGACTCAGTTAAGCTAATTCTAGTCCACTGGTTTTTACGACTATGAAGCACCATAGAGCTTAAAAGATAATCAACTGAATTGTTGTAGCTTTCTAGGGTAGGTCTGTGGTTAAAGCCAGCTTCCTCTAGCATGGTAAGCATCTTAGCTTGCTCGCTTAAGAGCTTAGCTTCGTCTCTTGACTTGATGGCGATTCTATAGTTAACCTTGAGGTTATTAGCTGATAAGAAGCCAGCCTCTTTGCCTTCCATATAGCGTGATCTGATTGCGTTCATACTAGGAAGGGTAGTATCGAAGTTGTTATTGACTACAGGGATAGGAGCTTGATCCTTGGCGGTTACAGGAGTAACAACTTGTATTTCTTCTAGAATAGAGTCACCTAGTAAGCCTTCAAGCTTGCTATAAACATAATCGGAGAGTTCCTCGCCAGTAAGAGGAAAGGTAACTTCTAAGCCAGTAAGATCAAGGATCTGAGTAGGGCTGTAGCGTATGGTTTCTGAAGCTACGAAGTTTTCTAGAGAGGCCTTAAGTTGGGTTGCGTTTAACATGATGAATCCTTTTCGGTTGTGCCCATCGGGCGGTTAGTTAGTATCTAAAGATATTATATCATCTTGGATACAGGTTCAACGAACATGAGAGTTTTCTTTCTTATATTTTTGACCTTTTTTAGCTTCAGATATTTTTTGTTTAGTTTCTTCTGATCGCTTTCTTCCTCTATGAAAGGCTGCGCTTTTAGCTTTGCGCTCCTCTGTGTGCTTCTCTCCCTTGTGAGCTTCAGACATCTTTCTTCTAGTCTCTTCGCTAGGTCTACCGGCAGATCCAGCTTCCATCATGTTAAATCCTCTACGAGGATTCATGGCATCAAATTGATCAATCCAATACTGCTCTCTAAGGGTTAGATTCTCTACAGAGGTATCCTCGGGATACTCACAGGGACGAAAGACAAACATGTCAACACCGTACTTGTTATAGGCGTTTTGCAGGTATGTGTTCTGGTGCCTATTGTACCTCAGGTTAGACTGGTGCTGTCCAAGTCTAGTCTTGATATTCTTAGCCTGACCAATATAGACTCGCTGGTTAGCGAGGCAGAAGATTAAGTAGATTCCGGGTTTATTCTCAACGATCATAGTAGGTTTCCTCAGTAAGTATCGGTTAATCAAGATCCATATCCTTCATAGCATCTAGTAGATCTATACTTATTATACATCATAAGGAATTTAAGTTTAACGAATATGAGGGGTTTTTACAAAGAAAAAGCATGTATCATGTACGATTTCTTCGGTATATATGAGACTAGAGAGGGACTGGTAGTTAAGACTACCAAGTAGCTAGTCTCTTAGAGAGACCCCCCTAGATAAGAGAGGTAGGTGGAAATCTTCGGTATATATGATACTAGTACAGAGAGAGTACTAGAAGCTAATCCCTTAAGGATTAGTAGATACCACCACCACCTGCCTTTCGAGACACAACCATAGAGACTCTGCCCTGAGATACCTTGAGATTGCTAGATGCCCAGTCCATGCAGTAGAGAAGGCTGATGAGCGCATCGCTGTGTATCTTATTAGTCTTTAAGGCTCCAGCCTTAAGCAATAGAACATCAGTCTCCTTCACAGGTCTCTGGGGAAAATCAACTGGTGTGCCTTTCTCTGTACCAGGAACAACTGAACAATAGTCCTCTAGAAGAAAGTCTAAACCTATTGAGGGCGGGAGTTCCTTTGGCTGTATTCCCGGTGGAACAATAGTTATCTTCTTTTCTTCTAGAAGGTTTGTAAGGGTATTAAAGCTCTTCTCAATAAACTTGTTAGAGACAGCTATCTTCTCGCAAATATTATAGTTTTCAAACTTCTTATAAAGGTGATACCCTTGAGCACCGGCGTCAATATAAAGCTTCTCTGGTCGATATATAGATATAAGTTCCTTTATATACTTTTCCTGCTGGTCAATCGTCTTATTGAACCACAGGTTTCCGTAGACAACCCAGTATTTGCCTTCAGCAAATCCAAGTACACATACACCCGTAGGGTTACCTTTATCAGAGAAACCAGGGTCAACAGAAATAACATATCTTAACTTACCGGTAGGTAAGCTCTTGGAAACTAAGAATTGTTCTCTTTCTATGAGCCCAGCACCTGAACCAATAAACTTATTCAAATAGAATCTTTGCCACATAGCTTGAGACATGGCTTTTCTTCTAAGCTCTAGTCTGGCAGGCAATCCATCAGGATAAGCATCATAGATATTAACCGATCTCATAATCCAGTTAGATCGCAGCTGTACCCAGCTGTCTTCCTGTGATTCAAAGAATAGATGTGTATAGGAGCCTTCAACATCGGCGTTAGTTACAACTACAAGCTTGAAATAACTTCTAGAGCTTGTCACAGACATAGCCTGTCCCATCATCTCGTCTATAGACCACCTATTAGCTGATAACTCGTCCACGATCACGTTACCTGTAAAGCCCTGCAAGGACCTAGGAGTACCGGGCATAGAAACAATACGAGACTCGTTAGTTAAATAAACATCGCCCTTTCCACCTATATCAGTCTTATAAGCTCTTTTACCGGTAATCTGTTCAGCAGCAACTAGATGCTTCCTAACCATAGAGATAAGGTTTATGGCAGTATTTCTATCCTTCGAGACAATAAGAACATCTGATGGTGGAACAACAGTTCCATCCTCCTTCTCATAACCAAGAGCTAAGCTAATAGCCACAAGGCTAATCAGTAAGCTTTTACCAATTTGCCGGCTACCACAAAACGCATAAAGCTGAGACTCCATCATATCTCTAAAGGCTTCAATCTGCCATGGCCTTAATTGATGCTTTGCAAATAATTCTATGTAGTTAGTTAAATCCATATTTATTCCTCTCGGCTTCCGAAGATGGAAGTTAATTTAAGGATAACTTCTGTCTCCGATGGTTCTTTATTTGTATCTGTATTTTTATCAGTAAACTGAGTAGCATAGTCATGGAGCGTCTTTTGCTTAAGCCGTAAAAGTTGCTGGTGTGATATAAAGTCTTCCCTCTCAGCAGCAGTCTCTATAGCCTCCTCTATGGTAGCTAGAAGGCCTGATAAGCTATAGGCAATAGATGACCTAAGGGTGGTGTTGTCCTGTGGCTCTAAGTCTGTCTGTGCTTCTTTATAGAGCTTCTCAGCAGCCTTGGCACCTATCCCGTTAGCCATCAAGGTTTTGATGATTATCTTCTTGGGAGTTAAGTTTCCCATGGACCTTAAAATAAAGCGTTCAGCTTTATCTACAGTCCAAACTATTGGTTTATCTGTCATAATATCCTCTTAAGCTTAAAGCTCATCTATAATAATATTAGTAAACAAGAAGTTGTTTCTTCTCAAGAATTTAGACCTATTTAAAATTTAGACTCCTGGAGTAAAGATCATGAAACATAGTCAAGCTACTGAAAGTAAAGGAAAGAAAGGTAAGAAGGTAATCGAACCTATTAAGGTGCCTAGAACTAAAGAAGGTTTAGCAGAGGTCGTAAAGGAAGTCTTAGCTCGCCCAGCAGAAGTTAACGGTATCTGGTGGCAACGTCACACCTTCAAAGCAGTAGATTTATGGTGCATCCCTAAATCTTAAGAGGAAGAAAAACTTCCTGATTAACAGTATTTAAGAAGAGGAACTTGCCATGATAATTGAATCAAAACCCGGAATCTACTTAATCTTTTGTCTAGCCAATCAGCGAGTCTATATCGGGCAGTCGCAAAGCGTTAAGTCTAGGCTTGCTGATCACCAGAAGCATCTTAAACAAGGAAAACATATAAACAGTTATCTCCAGAAAGCTTATGATAAATACGGCGTCGATATGTTTGTGTTTAGGTCTGTGGAGTATCCTGAAGATACTTCTGTGGAGAGCTTAACTACCAGGGAGCAGTACTGGATTGACCAGTTTGATGCTATGAATCCCCGTAGAGGATTCAACCTAAGAGAAGCTGGCAGCCATGGAAAACATACAGAGGAGGCTAAACAAAAGATGTCAGAAGCCCAAAAAGAAAGTATGAAGAAAAAGATGTCTTCCCCTGACTGGGTTCCACCTAATACAGGAAAGACTCATAGCGAAGAAACTAAGAAAAGGATTTCTGAAGCTAAGAAGGGTAAGCCAAAAGAACCTGTGTCAGAAGAAACAAGAAGGAAGCTTTCTGAAGCGAACACGGGTAAGAAGCACAGCGAAGAAACTAAAAAGAAACTTATAGGTAAAGCTCCTCCTAATAAAGGTGTTCCTATGTCTGAAGAACAGAAGGAAAAAATTAAACAAGGTGTTTTGAAAAACTGGGAAAAGCGTTATCAAGAACTAGAAGAACGTAAGGAGAATTCACATGTCAACTAAAACTGATCCAAAGAAAATAAAAAGCGTACCTAGAACTAAAGAAGGTTTATCTATTCTTGTAAAAGAAATACTCTTAACCCCTTCGGAGGGAAAGAAAGGTTTTTGGGATAGAGCCATGTTCTATAATATTCTAATCCTATTAAACTCTAAAAGCCCTAAGCTTACTAATTCCCAGAGAGAGAAGCTTTATACTAAGCTTTGTATCGAGATGCTTGAACCTCTGGCAAATAAAGTTATTGCCGATAGAAAGTTCGATGGTGTTCAGTCTTGGGACTTGGTATCTAAGATGTATCAGGAGCTAAGCAAATATAATCTAGAAAGAGGAACAAGCTCTTACAGTTATTTCTATACTGTGGCTATCAGAGAAGCCTTTAGTTTAAGTACTTTATCTTCTAGACAAATAGTACCTGTATTCTTATTGCCTCGAATTGATTATAGTCTACGGGCTTATAAGGCTAATCCTTCTATTGCAGAGAAAGATGGCTTTCTAACTATTCAGTCTGTCAAGACTAACAACGGGAAAGTAAGAGTCTGGTATCAACCCGTTAACGGGGTACTTGACATCTACAGTCTATACTCCATGGACTTCGATGAAGAAGATGAATTGTCCTTTGCATGGGATGAGCTTCCTGAAGAAGCTCTTAATACATCTCCCCTCTCCAGTATCATATATACCGAAGATATTGTTCAACCATCCCTAGATGGTTCTGCTTATAGAGAGCTAAGTCCTTTAGACTACGAGGACTTTTATGAACAGAGACTAGATGTAGGACCCGAGAATTACCTAAATCTTGTGAAGGTAGAGATAGAAAAAGCAGCTAAGAATACTAACTTAGCAATTAAGGCTTATGCCTTCTTCGTCTGGTTAAACCAGCAATCGAATAATAGCAAGACGGAATCAGGCGTTTGGGAATCTTTCTCCAAAGAGTTTAAAGAGATAATCCCTAAAGCCGAGAGGCCTTTAATTATTTCAGTATTAAAAACTGCTGCTCAAAAAGTAAACTAGGAGCTATAACTTATGTCAGAAAATAACCCACGCCTCACGTCTGTTAGACGTCAGTACGGAAACTTTACTGGATTTTACAGTCCAAACTACTTTAGTCCGATGGACTTATATGGTACACCGGATAATCCTGGACTTTATTTTCAGATGCGCTTTAAGGCAAGTAGCATCAAGAAGTCTATGGATGACCGAAGAAACTTCTTAGCTTCTTTGCCGGTAGAGTTCACAGGTAAACATGCCAGAATATTAAACGACTGGTGGGATACCTTTCAAGCTGCCAATCAATCTAAGGGCTTTAGATTCTCCTTAAGCTCTTATATGGCTAATCAGTTAGACTATATAAGCTCTTATGGTTTCTCTCTTCAAGAGAAGTCTTGGGTAGAAGAACAATTCGGCCCAATCCTTTATGTCTGGCAAGTAGACCCTGTAACAGTATTCGAGTTTGATCAACCTGATGGTAAGTCAACTAAGCCTAGCACAATTAAGTTCTGGAATACAAAGGGAGGGACATATCAGTCTATACCTGCTGAGAACTTCTATCTCGAAAGCAATCCTATCTTCCCCGGTAACTTCTGGGGTCTCTCTGAACTATATCCTCTAATAGAGGATTACCTAGCCATGGAAGCTGAATACAAGCTTTATCTAGAAGCTCGTATGGTAGAGAAAGGTATTCTTGTTGTTCAGGAAAGTACAGAAGGTACAACAGCAGAAGCATGGTCAAACATGCTGAACGGCTTATCAGGTGTACTAAGAGGTCAAGCTCCTGCTCTTATGATAGACAAGGGATGGAACTTACCCCAGGTACTTCAATACAACAACGGCACAGATGCAGTTGCCCAGTTCAATACCGCCCGTGACAAGTTTGATGAACGCATAAAGCTATACTTTGATAGCTCTTTAACTACCTTAGGTCTTAGTACCACAGGCTCAAGAGCCTTAGGAGAAACCTTTAAGATTGCCGATCAACAGAAGTTTGAAAGCTTCCTAGAGAGCTATTTCGAGGACTTCCTAGCTTCAGAGTTTATGGTTGATGTATGCAACTATCTAGAGATCCCGATAGAAGAAGTTGAATTAGCCACACCGGGTATTCAATCAAGTTCAGATAGATTCAGCCCTGATACTATATTAACCTTCTTGAAGGATACAGGTATAAGCTTTAGTACCCTCGGAGAGGACAACCAAAAGGTTATCTTTGAGAATATGGGTCTAGACTTTGCTTCTTATAAGAAAGCTAATACACCAGCTCCTGTAGAAGCCATAGAAGCCTCTACAACGCTGGCTGAAGAGCTACCCTTTGTCCTATCACCAGAAGCCTCTGCAGTCGCAGCAGAAGCCCTATTAGATCGCTCTAAGCGTCCTACAGCAGAGAAAGGTCTAAGCATGAGAGAGCTTGACCTAGCTAAACGTATTGCCTCTGGAGATGAACTATCCAAGCTAGATATTGCACAGCTTAAGAGCTGGTTCACACGCAACGACCCCGATGAAGAACCAAACAATCATATCATGGCTTATGAATATGATTGCCTTGGTGGTGAGTATATGAAGGATACTCTTTTCCCGGAGCCTAAAGAAGAATCAGAGTCCGTTATGAAGACTCTAGAGGATATTGATCTTAAGCCTACAGAAGAGATGCAACGTGAAGCCCAGAAAGGTCTAGACTATCGTCGTGAGTATAAGCGTGGTGGTACAGCAGTAGGTGTTGCTCGCGCTAGAGATATTGCTAACGCCAAGAACCTAAGCCCTGAAACAGTAGCTCGTATGAGTTCTTTTTTCGCTCGCCACGAGAAGTCAGTAAAGGAAGGCAAAGGATTCAATAAGGGATCAGAAGGTTATCCTTCAGCTGGTAAAATCGCCTGGTTACTCTGGGGTGGTTCGAGCGGCTTCGACTGGGCTAAAAGAAAGATGGAAGAAATACAAAGAGTTAGAGAAGGTAATAAATAACAAAGGGGTAAAAGTTACCCCTGTTCTTAAGGTGAACTATGAGACGAGCCACAATCACCACAGCAGTAACAACTGCAATCGCTATCTTAACCGGTGTAAGTTTAGCAGTTGACTCAGATGGATCGGTATTTGAAATCATCCTCCAGTTGGCTATTCCGGTGATCGCCTTAATATATAAAGCCACAGACAAGGATAATAACTATGTACCTGATTTTCTTGAACAAAAGAAAGAATCAGAACAATCCAAAGAGGAAACCCCATGAAACTCATAAGAATACATCTATTACCTCGTCCTAAGGATGGGGTTATTTTCGATACCGAAGATCGTGCAATTCGATTAGGTAGTAACTTTGATACCTATGCAGACTCCCTAAGGGAGTATGTTGAACTTACCAAGCCAAGCCTATTGCTTGAACACAACCTTGATGGCAATAGCTATGGTCGTGTTGAGTCAATCGAGAACACCCCTGAAGGTATATTCGGTATAGCTTCTATAAACAATCCAGAAGATTTAAAAGGTAAAAGGTTCGTTTCACCTAGAATAAGATGGAACCATACTGATATTAACGGACGAAGATGGCCAGCTGCTCTATTAGAGACTAGCCTAGTCTCAGTCCCTAGATTCCAAGTCGGTCAACAAGAGATTGAATCAATCAATTCTATGAACTATAGTAGCGTAATTGTTGAGGATACTAAATTCTCAGAAGTAAACCTGGAAGGATTACAGCTTCCAATCGAAGAAATCGAACAACCCCAAGAGGAAAATATGTTAACACCTGAGATGATCGAACAGATCAAAACGCTTGTAAAAGAAGCCCTAGCTGAAGCTGAGGCTGCCGAGGAAGCCCTAGAGGTTGCCAAGGAAGCAGAAGAAGCTGCAGAAACAGTTGCCGCTGAAGATCCTACAACTGAAGCTCTTGCTGTTGAGGCTGCTACAGAAGAAGCCGCAGCAGAAGAGTCCACCATGGAAGAGCAGCTTGAAGTTGTAGAGCTTGAAGAGGTGGAGGATATGGAACCTTCTACCATGGGTTATAAGATTAGCCGTATGTCAGCCAAGAGCAAGGACGAGCTGCTTATGAAGCTTGCAGAAGCTCTTTATGAGACAAAGAAAGAGACTGTTATGTCTGCTATTAAGGCAGACCTTAAGGCTCGCAATATTGATGAAGCTAAAGCAAACAACTTCTATAAGCTATACAAGACAGACAAGGAAGCCTATGAATCAACCATGAGCGCGTTTGGAAAGCCGGCAACCCGTATACCTGCTACTAAACCAACCAGACAATCTCCTGTAGTTGAGTCAACCATGTCTGGTGTAGATAGAAACCTTAGCCCTTCAGAAAGAGCTTTAGCTGATGTTAAGTCAGGCAAAGGAAGCTTCCAAGAAAGACTTAACTTCCATAAAAACCAAGGTTAATAACTATTCTTCTATTCTTCTAGAATAAAGAAAACCAAACAAATATAACTTAACCTATAATAAACCTATAGATAGAAATAAAACTAACTATAGCTGTTAACTAAATCTTTAGAGAATAACGCAGGGACAAGGAACCCTGCACAATAACCAAAGCTAATCAAACTTAAGAGGTTTTAATATGTCAATCCAAGCAAAATCCTATCCTGTCGCCCCCGGTGAAACCATCACCCCCGGTCTAGCCGTATACGTAGACTCCGGCTTACTCAAAGTCGCTGACGAAACTGTACTCGCTGTTGGCTTCTCAGTAGATGCCGGCACCGAAGGTGAACTGGTAACCGTTCGATTCAGCGGTGAGATCTACGCACAAACCGATGGCTCTATGTCTGTTGGTTCACGCGTTCAGGCATCCGCTGCTGCTGACGGAACAGTTGCCGGCGGTGGTCTTACTGGTCGTTTCCTAGGGATCGCTCTTAGCGATACCGCTGGTGGACTCACCCACGTTGCAATCGGCCCGTTCGATTACGAGGCACCTGCTCCCTAATAGTTAATAACTAAACTTAATCAATATAACTTAATAGAGGTATTTATATGAATCAGTCACAAGTTTTATCAGCCATGATCGAGGGTCTCTATAGAGACCGCGCATCAGCAGTCCTTCCTGCAGGCTTTGGAATTGCTCCTGCTTATGCAGCTGCTTCCGCAAGAGCAGAGTTCCTTGTCTTCACAAGCGACAACCGCTTTGATAACCGTAAGGATGCAGGCAAGGCTACTTCTTTAACCAGTCAGTTCCAGAAGGCTGACTACACCCTTAGCCCGGTTGACGTACAGATGCAGGACCACAAGTCCAGCTACACCGTTATCCCTGCCGGCTTCCTTGCTTCTATCGAAGACAACGCTTCTCTTGTTACATCCGTTATGGATGCCAAGATTGACGAAATCTACGGTGGTTACACCACAGAGCTTCAGGCAGAAATCGCTGGTGCTGGTCTAGGGTCTGGTTTACTTCTTAACCTCTCCACCGGTTCAGCAGATGTTGTTGATGTAATTAACGAAACCATCCGTGAACTTCAGCTTTCATCGAACAAGGCACCTAACACCATCTACATGGGTCAGGCTACCTTTCATGCCATGATGAACCAGGACCAGGTACAGGAAGGTTCAGCAATCAGCGGATTCACAACCGCCTCCTCAACAGTTCGTCGTCTTGGCTCTGTTACTCCTGAAGCAGTTTTCAACTTCTTCCGTAGCCGCTTTGGTCTTAACCTTGTTGTTGATGACCGTACCGTCCTTGACGTCAACGGTAACCCTGCCTACGCTGCTGGCGATAACATCGTTATCTGCCATGCAAACGGTGGTTCAGCTGCTTCTTGCTTCAAGACCTTCCACCTTCAGACCTATACCCCTGCTGACCTCGTTCGTTTCCTTAACCAGGATTCAAGACTTCCCGACCCCGAAGGTCAGGCAGTTGCTGCTAACGCTGTCTACAAGATCAAGGCTGTTGATCCCGCCTTGGGATACCTAATCGGCGTAACCCTCTAATCTTAACTCGACAATTAACTAGGTACTCCTACTAGTTAACAGGGCCTCTTAGGGTAACACCTAAGGGGCCTTTGTGTTTATGGCTATAACTAGTCCCTGTAGGATTGTCAATTAGAAGCCTTATAGAAGATATTATATTTATCTATGTCTAGGTATAGGTAAATCTTTAGGAGAAGCAGGACAGGCAATTATGAAGCCTACAAGGCTTATTTAACAATATACAATACGGAGAAGTATATGAGCTTTTCAATTACAGCAAACGATCTAAAGAATAGAGTTCAGGGCCTAGAGATAAGCCCCATGAGCGTACCTAATACTACAGTTGTAGGAGATATTATTTCCACAGCAGAAGCTCTAGTTACCAGAGAAGCTGAAGCAGTAGGGATTGTTAACTACCAAATAGGTGACGACACCTATATCATCCTAAGAACCATGGCAATCTATAAGGCCATATCAGAAGTTCTTATATCTAGAAATAGAGGTGATTCTGCTGGTGTTAGCTGGTACATGGAGGAGTATGCTAGATTACTAGGAACTCTTAGACACAGACCTCAATCTATTAACGACAGACCTGCTCCACAGAACGTAACTGTGGTAACTGCTGCTGGAACCCCTGGACCTGGCTACAATATCGACAGATTCGGCTTCGTGAGACGTTTGGTTATCAGGCCTGTGGGTTACTAATTGATAACCTGTTCCCTAAATCTTTAGAGAGAACAATAATTAACTTTCTGAAGAGGAATATCATGAACATCGAAGCCAAGCCAGCCATATACTTAATCTACTGCCTAGGGAACCAGAAGTCCTATGTTGGTCAATCTAAGTCTGTTAAAAAAAGGTTTTCTGATCATAGAAGTAATCTTAAGAATCAACGTCATGTGAATACACACCTGCAACAAGCTTATGATAAATACGGAGCTGACATGTTTGTATTTAAAGTACTTGAGTATCTAGAGGATACTTCGCCTGAGAACCTTACTATTCGAGAAACCTACTGGATTGATTTCTTTGATTCGACAAATAGAGAGAAAGGTTTTAATAAAAAAGAAGCTGGTAACGCTGGCCGTCATAACGAAGAGACTAAACAGAAAATATCAGAAATAAAGAAATCTAAGAATCTTAAGCATAGCGATGAAGCTAGAGCTAAGATTAAAGAAGCTAGAGCTAGACAGATTTTGATTCCTTATACAGAAGAGCGCAGAGAAAAACTAAGAGCATCTAATACAGGAAAGAAAGCTTCAGATGAAGCAAGAAAAAAGATGTCTGAGGCTCAAAAAGCCTATCAGCTAAAGAAGAGACAAAATTCGTTATCAGACCTATAGGTTACTAATAAGAATCTTCGCTATATATGATACTGGACATCTATACTAGATAACTACCTAAGAGTTCATCATGTTACAGATAAGCTTCTCACC